GGGAGCTATCTCTCTAGTCGCGAAATGTTGAGCCGAAGGTGCCCGTGAGCCGCTGAGAGGTGCCTGTGAGTCCCCAGGATCGACCAAAGCCCCCCAAGAGGGGTGACGTCCCCATCCCTGACCGTTTGACGGTGTTGCGGGCGTCTGAGGTGTTGCTGCAAACCGCTTTGGTTGGGGCCGACCCGCAGCATGTGGCGGCGTTGGCCCGAGAGTTGCGGGCAACGGTCCGTGAGATTGCCGAGGTGCAGGCGGTGACGCCGGCGGGGGTGTCGTTGTCGGATGAGCTCGAAGCGAAGCGTGCCCGTCGTGTGGCCTCGGCCGCAGATCCTGCACCTGCCGTCCGGCGTGGTCAGCCACGCCGCAGCGGAGGACAGCATCAGTCTGGCTGAGTCTGCCGGTTTGGTTTTGGATGAGTCGCAGCGGTTCACGGTGCGGTCGTGGATGGGTGAGCGTGCCGACGGGTCGTGGGCGGCGTTTGAGGCTGTGCACGCGATGGCCCGCCAGAACGGTAAGGGCGGTGAGTTGGAGGTCCGCCAGTTGGGTGGCCTGTTTGTGCTCGGTGAAGATTTGGCGATTCATACGGCGCACGAGTTTGCGACTGCGAATGAACACTTTTTGCGGGTCGTGGCGTTGATTGAGGGGTCGAATGATTTGAGTCGCAAGGTGCTGAGGGTGCGGTATGCGAACGGTGAGCAGGGCATCGAGTTGCGGTCTGGTGCCCGACTCAAGTTTCGTGCACGTACGGGTGGTGCCGGTCGCGGGTTCGCTGGGGTGGCAACTGTTTATTATGACGAGGCCATGTTTTTGGTGGCCCGGATGGTTGGGGCAACGTTGTCTACGTTGTCGACGACGTGGAATCCGCAGGTGGTGTACACGGGGTCGGGTGGTTTTGCGACGTCATCTCAGATGTGGGCGCTTCGCCGGCGGGCGTTGTCGGGTGCCGGTGGGCGTCTCGCCTATTTGGAACATACGGCGGAGTCTGTGCAGGTCGTAAACGATCGGGTTGTGTCGGATCGGGATGGGATCGTTACCGGGGATCGTCGGGTGTGGGCGGATGTGAATCCGGCGATGCTGGCGGGTCGTATCGGTGAGGAGTTTGTGTCGGCGGAACATGAAGCGATGTCTCGTGACGAGTTTTTGCGTGAACGGTTATGTGTGTGGGAACCGGAACCGTTGGTTGAGAATCGTGAGCGTGTGTTCACAACAGCTCAGTGGTTGGCGAACGTGTATGAGGGTGCCGAGGTGGTGCGCCCGGAAGCGGTCGGTATTCATGTGTCGGCGGACCGGTTGACGGCTGCGGTCGGGTTTTGTGCGTCGGGTGATGATGGGCGTCGACATGTGGGTGTGATGGATCATCGACCGGGGCAGGGGTTGGGGTGGTTGTTGGATCGGGTTGAGGAGATCCGGTTGGCGGCGCCTGGTATCCCGGTGTGTGTGAATCCTCGGTCGGATGCGGGGTCGTTTGTTGCGGAGTTGGAGCGTGGCGGTGCGGTGGTGTCGACGTCGGCGGCGGAGTTTGCGGGGGCGTGTGGCGGGTTTTTTGATGCGGTGCTTGAGGGCACGGTGCGGTATCGCCGTCAGGGGTCGTTGGATCGTGCGGTGGAGTTGGCGGGTAAGCGGTCGTTGGCTGGGTCGTTTGCGTGGGATGCGGTGGGGGATGACATTTCGCCGTTTGTGGCGGTGACGTTGGCGCATTTTGCGCACCGGTTGGTGCCGGCGAAGTCGGGTGCAGGTTTCGCGTTGGTGTTGTGAGCGGAGGTTGTCATGGGTTTGGTTGATCGGGTTGCGGTGGAGGCTGGCAAGGTTCGGCCGCTCGGGGTGTTGTTGTGGGTGTTGGCTGCCCCATTTTTTGTGGTTGGCTGTTTGGTCGCTGTGGTGTGGGTGGCTGTTTTGTTTGCGTTCGGCGCGGTGCGGGTCGGGTTTGTTGAGGGTCGGGCGAAGGTTTCGCCGGCGAAAGTTGAGGCCCGGCCCTGATGGGGTTCGTGGATCGGGTGGTGGCGGCGATGCCACGCCCAGGGATCGAGCGGTATGAGGCGATCACGATGGACGAGTTCGCTGAACTTGTTCAGGGTGGGAACGGGACAACTTCGCGATCAAAGTCTGGTGTGTCGGTCTCTGCCCGGCGGGCGATGGGGAACACAGGCTGGAAGCGTGGTGTCACGTATTTGACGGAACAGATCGCCGGGTTGCCGTGGCATCATTACATGCGTCTACCGGATGATGCCCGGGAGCGGCGGGCGAAGCAGCCGTGGTTGGCGAAACCGGATGTTGAGCAGACCTGGTACGGGTTCATCGAATATTTGATGGTCGCAATGCTGCATTCCGGTAACGGTTTCGCGTTCAAGCTACGGAACGAGGCCGGCCAGGTTGTCGGGTTACGGGAGATTCATCCGGGCCGGGTCACGACAGGGATCGCTCCCGATTCGACGAAACGGTTCCTGGTTGACCGGTTGGATCGGGTGTTCACGACCCGAGACATTTTGCATGTCCCCGGGATGTGTATTGATGCCGGCCGGTTCGGTTTTTCTCCGATTGGCATCATGGGGGATGCGATCGGGTCTGTGTTGGCCGGCGACGAGTATGCGTCCAAGTTTTATGCGTCGGGCGCACACATGGGTGGCGTGATCACGTTCCCGAACGAGTTGGATGCTGTCGCGTTGAAACGGTATCGGGCTGAGTGGCAGGAATTCCATGAAGGGTTGTTGGCGGCACATAAGACTGGTGTGCTTGGTGGTGGCGCCAGGTATGACCGCATTTCGTTGAACGCTGCTGACGCTCAACTGTTGGAAGCTCGCACGTTTGGGATTGACGAGGTGGCCCGGATGATTGGTGTGCCACCGCACAAACTGTACGAGTTGTCGAGGTCGACGAATAACAACATTGAGCATCAGGGGATTGAGGCGACCACCGATTCGTTGAGGCCGTGGGCGCAACGAATCGAGAACGCGATCAACGCCGATCCCGATCTGGTTTTGGCCGATCATTACGTGGAGGCAGAGTTGGCCGGGTTGATGCGTGGTGATTCGGCTGCGATTTCGGCGTCGTTGACCGCTGGTATCAACGGTGGGTGGATGACACCTCATACGGCGGCACGTATTCAGAATCTGCCGTCGCCCGATGAGTTGAATTACTATTTGCGGCCGCTCAACCAGGCGGTGATCGTGGTCGGCGAGGGTGTGGGTTCTACACCGGCCGAGGTGCTTGATGGAGGTGTGATGTGAGTCGTCCGGTGATCACACGGTTTGTGCCGTTGCTTGACGTGGATGTGTCCGGTGGTGACGGTCGGACTGTGACGGCGTATGCGGCAACATTTGCGGAGGCGTACGAGGTCAACGACCAGTACGGGCATTATGACGAGATTTTGAACCGGGCGTCATTCAACCAGGCGGCCGGCCGCGGGTTCCCCGGTGTGCAACCTTTGTTCAACCATGGTCGCACAATCCATGGTGCCAGCTCGGAGAAATGGTCGTCTCCGATCGGGGTGCCGGAGTCGATCAAAGCTGATGGGCGTGGCCTGCTGACCGTGACCAGGTACAACAAAACATCGCAGGGCGATGAGGCGCTCGAGTTGGTCCGGTCGGGGTCTGTGCGGTTTCAGTCGTTCTCCGGTCCGGTTGTCAGGTCTGCTCAGCCTCGTAGCGGTCCGAATGGTCGCCCGGTGATCGAGCGACTTGTGCTCGGGTTGCGTGACTACGGGCCTTGCACTTTCGCTGTGAATATGGGCGCCGAAATTGTGGCTGTCCGTTCCCAACTTCTTGCCGATGAATTACTCGGCGATCTGTCACCCGATGAGCGGCGGGAAGTTATCGCTCAGTTGCAACAAGGCCTTCCGCAGTTGGAACCGCTTGTTGCGCCCGACCTCCTCGAGCAGACCGCCGGCGGACCGCCGGCCCCTGTCTTTGCTGGCCCGTCGGTGGAAATGCTCGCACTCGTCAACGCCAATCGGCGTCGGCAACAGAACTGAAGGAGAAATTGTTATGTCCAGTTCGCAGGAACTGCGTGATCTTCGCGCTGTCCAGCTAAACATCATCGATGACATTTTGCGGTCCGCTACCGAAGCGGGCCGTCCCCTGTCTGACGTTGAGCGTGCATCGCATGATGCCGCTGTGGCGCTCGTCGAGGGCGATTCGGGTTTCGACGCTCAGATCGCCCGGGCCGACGTTGAGGCCGGCGACGTGTCCCGGTTTGGTGCCGCCGAAATTCGGCGTGCCCGGTACGACGTGCCGAACATTGCTGTCCGGGGTCATGCCTCGGTCAAGGGTGACCGCAATCTGAACGAGTTGCTGTGGGCCACGTCTGACGTGGTGCGTGCCGACAACGGGATTTCGGCGAACCCTGTCGAGCAGGTCATCGTTCGGTCGGACACCAACGACGCCGGTGTTCTGGCACCGCGGATCAGTGTGTTTCGCCCTGAGGACCGCGAGGTCGTCCGGTCGTTTCAGGCCACGGTTGCCGACATGGCATTGTTCGGGATGTTGGTCGACCCGCAGGCCCGGACCTCCAAGCAGGGGTTCGAGGTTGCCCGTTCGCATCGCTTGTACAAGGATCAGTACAACTCGATCCTTCGTGCGCTCGACGTGGACACGGCCGCCGAGGGCACTGAATGGGTGCCGACAGGTATCGGTGCCAACGTGCAGGAGAAGGTTCGGGCGTCCGGGAAGGTTGCACCGCTGTTCCAGCGGATCAACTTGCCGACCTCGCCGTGGAAGTGGCCGCTTGAGGGTGCGGATGCCACCGCGTATCGTGTAGCTGAGCCGACTGCGGACAACGCTACGGCGATGACCGCTTCGACGCCGGGGACGGGCGCTGCGACGTTTGACGCCGAAATCTTCGGTGCCCGGACGCTGTTCTCGAAGACGCTCGACGCGAACTCGGCGGTGGCGGTTCTCCCGTACCTGCAACGCAAGCTTGTGCAGAGCTTCGTGGACGCGGAGGAGAAGGCGATCCTCGCTGGTGACACGGACGGCACCCACATGGACAGCGACACGAACACTGCTGGCACAACTGATGCCCGTTGGGCGTGGGATGGGCTCCGCAAGAAGGGCATCGCTCAAACGGTCGTGACGAACACGACGTGTACGGTTGCGAAGCTGCTGATTTTGCGGGCCGGGATGGGGAAGTGGGGTGTGAATCCTGCCGATCTCGCCTACATCATCGGGGTCAGCAACTATCACACCCTCCTGGGTGACACCAACCTGCTCACGGTCGACAAGATGGGGCCGAACGCCGTCATCCTGTCTGGTCAGGTCGGTTCCGTCGCCGGTGTCCCGGTGATTGTGTCAGAGCATGTCCGTGAGGACCTCAACGTGTCCGGTGTTTACGATGCGATCACAACCACCAAAACCCACATGTTGTGCGTGAATCGCAACGCGTGGGCGATGGGGCAGCGGATGGCGCTCGACATCAAGGTGGACGACGTGCTGTACATGCAGACTTTCCAGCGGGTCGTTGTGGCGTTCATGTTGGAAGATTTCCAGCACATCGGCTCCGCCGCAACCGACGAGGACACGGCGATTTCGTACAACGTCACGCCGTGACAGTGAGGCCCGGCGGGTTTGTCCCGCCGGGCCTTTGCGTGTTCCCCCCACAATTTTGAAGGAGTTGAATCATGGCTGTAAACCCGGCCGGCGACGACAACCTTGCCGGTAACCCATTTATCGATTCGGACGGCGACGTTCATGCCAACGACACCACCATCTACCTGGAGGACGCTGACATTGTTACGTCGGCAACCGAGGGGTTGACGATCAAGGGTGTCAAGGTTTCGGCCACGATCGCTGTGGCTGTGCCGACGATCGCTGACGCCAAGAATGATGTTGTGTTGGTTGATGTGGCGGCGATGGCGTTTGCGCCTGCGGTTGGAGACATCGTGTTCGCAGTCCCGCTCGTAGCACTCCCCACCGACTGCCTGTTGCTGTCTGCGTACGTTACTGCGACGGACACCGTGTCTGTAACGTTCGGCACGAAAGAGGGCGGCGGCGGTGTGACTGGCGCCAACAAAGACTTCAAGTTCATTTTCTGGGATCTCACCTAGACGTGAGCATGTCTCGCAGCGAGGTCGTCGCAGTGGTGGCCTTGTTGCGGTACAAGCCGGGGTGGTCGTTCACATATCGGCAACGCGCTGACGGCGACCGGCTCGATGTGCGGGCGATCACCCCTGACTCGTGGCATCCGGAATCGTTGCGGACCACAGGCCATTCGTGGCCGGTGCCTCCGGTAGCTGATGTCCGCGAGTTTGTCCGCTGGGTACACGCCCGGCTACTTGACGCCGAAGCGCATGAATGCGCCGAATTTTTGGTTGTCGACGGGTTTCGCCCGTTTTTTCCGAATCACGCAACCGGCGACCCGTACGAGGCCGTTGAACGATGGGAGTTGGCATGAATCATCCAGTGCCGGGCCTTCGCCCGATCCACAACCGAACTCATGATGTGGCAAAGGTGGAGTTGCGGGTGGCACCGTTCACGACGCTCGAAGTTGACAACGACGTCGCAGCCCAACTGCTCGGCACCGGCGATTTTCGGGAGGGTGTTTCCCCGCCTGCGCCTGTCGTGGCAGAGCAGGCCGGCGACGTTGACGTGGTTGACGTGGCACCTGTGAAGAAGGGGCGCTCCCGGTCGTGATCGCTTTGGATCGTGCCGCAGACCAACGGATTTTGAAGGGGGCGCCTGCCACGCTGACAGCTGTGCTCCCTGACGCCGATGGTGAGGCCGATCAGACGGTTGATTCCGGGGTGACGGTCACGGTCACCCGGATTGACGGTACGGCTTTGGCGACCGCTCAGGCGGCCACGACAACGCTGAACGGGGTGGCAACGTACACGTTGACAGCTTCGCAGACCGGGGCCGGGTTGGATTGGTTGACGGCGACCTGGACGACGGGTGGCACAGTGCGGGCAACAACGGTCCATGAGATTGTGGGGCGGCACTGGTTTGCGCCGTCCAGGTTGCGGGATGTGGCGGGTGTGTCGAAGGCGTTGGGGTCCGGTGTGGGAGACATGACGGGTCAGGCGTTGATCGATGCCCGCACATGGATTGAGTCGCTGATCGAACATGCGACCGGTGCGGCGTGGGTGCCGAGGGTGCAATTGGACGAGTTGGATGCGTCGGGGCGTGACGAGGTGTTGTTGTCACGCATTTGGCCTCGCACGTTGCGTTCGCTCACGATCGACGGGACCGCTCAAACGGTGGCAGATTTCACGTTGACCGATTACGGGTCGGTGCGGCGCGATTCGTCGGGGCCGATCTTGTCGGCAAACGCCCGCGGGTTCGTCGCGTTGTACGACCACGGTGCCGACGCCCCGCCTTCGGTGCTGGTGGAAGCGGCGATCGAAGCAGCGGCGGACCGGATCAAGAACAGGATTTCGACGCTCGGTAACCGGTTGACCGGGATCTCAGGTGAGTACGGGACAATCAGTTACAGTCGGATCGATCGGGATAACCCGACCGGTATCCCGGCTGTTGACGCCGTGATCCGTGCCCACGACCGCCGATCCCCTGGTGTTGGCTGATGGCCGGTTCCGTTGTTGTCGCTGTCCGCAAACATCTTGTGGCGCTGCTCGAAGCCGAAGGCGATCTTGCCTCGGTGCTGATCCACTATTCGTTTCCCGGCTACCAGGCGATCGGTAAAGAATCGGTGACGTTTGGGCCGGCGGAAGCGGTGGTGGAACCGGCGTCTCATCGTGCGGTGAAGATCCGACGCGAGGAAACATATGTGCAGCGATGTTCGATCGGTGTGGCCGGCGACGGGATAACGCAGGAAGCGGCCGATGAGCGGTGCGCCGAAATTTTGGCGACCATCGAAGGGTTGATGGCGGTGCAGGCAAATGTGGCGTTGACGGGCGCTGCCGGCGTTGATCAACAAATTTTGCATTGCTACCTGTCGTCGTGGCGTCAAACGTCGGGGCCAACCGAAGATGGGCATGGTGCCGGTCTTGATGCCGGGTTCACGGTCACGGCAAGGTCGTTGTGACCATTTCGATCAAGGAGGGCCGCTGATGCGGATCACAAATGTTTGCCCGTTGGGTGATCTCGATATTGATGCCATCGGGCTGACTGTGCCTGCGGGGGCAACGGTTGATGTGCCCGATGTTGTTGCGGGTCGTGCACCAGAAGCCCGGGTGGCTGCCTGTGAGGTAGCGCTTGTTGTGGCTGTTGTGGCTCGCGACCATGAGGTGGCGAAGGCGTGTCGTGAGGAGTGGGGGACACTCGATCACGGGGAAGGTCTGCTGGCGCAACCAGAGAATTGGGTGCCAGCGAAAACGGTCAAGGCGGCCAAGGCCGGCAATGAAGGAGGCTCAGAGTGAGTGTCATCGCATCCCAGTTCGGCGTAAAAGCTGAATCAACGTACGGGACCCCGGTAACTGTGGACAGGTTCTACGAATTCAACACCGAGTCACTCAAACGTCAGGTTGGGCGGGTGGCGTCGAAGGGGCATCGCAAGTCGCAGCTGGTGCAACGCTCGGATCGGTTCATGCCGTACGTGATGGGTGCGGCCGGGTCTGTCAACATGGATGTGCCGACCAAGGGTTTCGGTTTGATGTTGAAGCACGCGTTTGGTGGTGCAGCGATCGCAACGATTGTCGACTCGAACTACATTCAGACGTTCACCCTTGACACGTTGACGGGGCTGATGTTGACCGGGCAGTTCGCTCGTCCGCTCAACGACGGGACAGCAACACCATGGACGTATCATGGGATGAAGGTCTTGTCGCTCGAGTTGCGCATGGACAAGCTCGACAAGCTTGTTGCAACGTTCGAGTTCGACGCCGAGGATGAGGAAACGTCGACCGGTTTGGCGACCGCTTCGTACACGTCGACAACGGACGTGTTTTCGTGGACGGGCGGCACGATGACGATTGACACTGTGTCTGCTGAGATCGAAAACTTTTTTGTGAAGGTCGAAAACCCGCAGCGCACCGACAAGCATCGTTTGATCGGGTCGGCGTTGAAGAAGCAGCCGACCCGCAACGATTTGGCGAAGGTCACGTGCGGGTTCACCATTGACCATACGGCGTTGACGAACTACAACAAGTTTGCGTCGGCGACTCGAGCGGGTGCGCTCGGGGCGATTGTGGCAACGTTCAACGGGCCAGTTTTTCATGGTGGGGCGACGTTGCCTACGTTGACGGTGACGATCCCGTCAGCCCGGTTTGATGCGGTGGACGGGGTGAATGTCACGGACTGGCAGGAGCTTACGTCGTCGTTCACGTTGGAGGCCACTGACGACGGTTCGGCTCAGCCGATCACGGTCACGTACCGGTCGACGGACTCTGCGGCGTGAGCAAAATCGCGGCAAGGTCAGGGAAGGTGGCGGTTGAGTCACCGAAACCGGTGACTGTTCGCCTCGATTTTGGGGGCGGTGACGTTGAAACCGTTGTGATCGACCGGGGTTCGTTGTCGTACGCGGAGTCACACAAGGCTGATGTGGTGATTGCGAAATTGACGGTCCGCGACGATGACGGCCGGGTCATCCTGGAACCAGACATCAACAAACGGGTTTTGGTGTACGCGTGGGTGGTGTTGGTGCGCCGGCGTGCGATCGCATGGGATGATTTGTTTTCGGGGTTGTCGACTGGTTCGGGTGCCGAGATTGTGCCTGACGAGGTGGACAACTCCCCGGAAGTGTGAGGCGCCGGTACCGTTTGTCGGCGCCGGCGCTGGCCCACTGGTTCGGGGTGCGCCCCTGGGAGATCCCGTTGTTGACCGCCGACGAGGTTGAGGTGTTGGTGGCGTGGATTCCGAAGCCGAAGGGGTGATGTGATGGCTGGTCCGATCGATGTTGCTGTCGGTGTGTCGGCAGCAATGGATCAGGCGTTCAAGGCGTTGAGGGTGTCAACGAAGGATGCGCTCATGGAGGCCGGCAAGGTTGCGAAGGTGGAGTTGTTGGCAACGGCGACGTTGGTGCCTGGCCCGGATCGCCGGTTCAGTCGTGGCGGTGCCGCCGGGAAGCTTGATGTGAAGTTGCGGGTGGTGCCCGGTGTGGTGTTTGTGATCCCGCGCGGTTTGTGGGGTGTCGCAGAGGAAGGTGCAGGTGCCCACCTGGCGTACGCGTGGGGTCATGCGTTTCAGCACCCTGGTACAAGTCAGGGCCGGTTGGCGTGGTCGCGTGGTCGTGAGGCAGCGTTTGATCGGCTCGGTATTGAGGTGCCGGAACGGATCGGTGCGGACGTCGAAACCGCGTTCGGGAGGGGGTAGGTGTGGTCACCAAAAATTTGACGTTCACGATCCAAGCTAACGACGGCGATGTGTTGAAGTCGTTTGGGCGGATTGCGTCTGCGGCGAAGAAAGATATGAAGGCGGTTGAGGCGTCGCTGGGGGATGGGGCGTCGGCGGGCAAGAAGATGGCTGCCGCGTTGTCGAAGGTTGCGGATGAGCTTGGTACAGATCTGTTGTTGGCTGAGAGGTCTGCGGAGTCGTTGGGTCGGGCGTTGGGGCCGGAGTTGTCCGCAAAGTTGGGGCAGTCTGGTATTGACCGGTTTGTGGCCGATTTGTCTCGGGCCGGGTTGTCGTTTGACGAGATTGATGCCGACGTGGACGAGTTGGCGAGGTCGCTACGGAAGCTTGATGACGTGCAGTTGTTGTCGATGCGTAATGATCTTGACAAGGTTGATGGGTCGATTCGTCGGGTTGGTGATTCGACGGACCGATCCCGTGGGGTGATGGCGAACTTTGTGGGGAACGCCGCCCAGGACATCCCTGGGATCTCGGGGGCGTTTGGTGGGCTGAACGTGGCCGTAGGCCAGTTTGCCGAGTACGCGACCGAGGGCGGTATCGCGATGAAGGGGTTGTTGCAAGCCGCAGGGCCGATGCTGCTGATGC